CTCCGAAAACCCACACGCTTTAAGCGCACTTCCGTACCGGGGCGCAGTTCCGGCTGTCCCAGATCCAGCAAGTTCTACGCTAAACGTACACTCAACTCTGGTGTTTGCTAGTAGCTGTTGAGATGCACCTAAGTAAGGTCTGACAACATCTCTGTTTACTACATCACTTGATTGTGGTGTGATTGACAGATCTCTTACAAGAACAACGTCTGTTGCTGCTGGAGTTGGATCTGTTCCATAGCTGCTCTCAGCTTCAATTAGAATTACTCTCTTCCTTGTCAGTTGTGCCATCTGTAGTTACCTCAGTAGGGGGTTCAGCTTGTTTAGTTTGTTGAACTAGCTTACGTTTGCCAGTTTTCGGGTTCAGTATGTAAGTACCGCCCTCATTTGGAATTTCATACTCCATAATAATCCTTAAGGGTTGTTAGGGTAACAGTTCCATTGTAGATCATGTTGATAAATCGTTATAACTACTCCTGTAATCTACTTCATATTCACAAGAGATTATCCCTGCTGGCTGATCTGCCTCAACAACATCAAAGGTCACTGTGGCTGGCCTTACATCAATCGCAAGTCCTCCTAAAGTTGGATCTTGAACAACTTTAGTATGTAAACTCTCGACTGTTGCATCTGCTGTAGTATCAGGTGTTTGTGATCTAACGACAACAACTATTCTTACTCGTAATGTCCAATCTAATTTTAAATAAGTTGCACTATTTACAGTAGGCTCGTCTGTTATAAACTCAACGACTAGAGAAGGAGATTCATCTCTCGTCATTGGCTCGACTCTACTTCTATAGATGCGAGTTCCTACACCTGTAGTTCCTGTAAGATTTGTTTTGATTTTTGCTAATATCTGTTCTCTTTTACTAGCCATCTCAAACCTTCATTAATGAAATTACAGATAAAGTACCATCATCTATTTTCCTAGCACTTCTTACCTTATATTTGACATTACTGACTTCTATTTGAGTGTCATATGCCAACGAACCAAGATCAGTTGTTTTAACTGTTAGTTGATAATCAGTAGTCAATACACGATCATCAGCAACAATCTCATCAGGCTGCTCTAAAATTCCTTTATAAGTTGCATTGTCATAGAATACACTCTCTGAAAAATCTCCAAAGAAAGTATCTATATCCTCTTTAAAAGCCATGAGAAAAAAAAAGCCCTCGCTTGAGGGCTACTTATTTAGCCGTACTTTTTAAGACCAACTAAGTTGATACTAAAAGTAAATGTTGGTGAAGATCCACCGATTGTCTGAACAATCTTGATGTAACGCTTACACTCATCTTTGTTAATTGCAAGTGTTTGCATTGAAGCAGATCCAGTTACTTGTGTAAAAGTAGCACCAGATAAATCTGTGTATGTACCACTTGAAGCATCTGACTCAGTTATTTTTATATCTAATGTTGGGCTAGAACCGCCACCAGCAGCACTATCCAAAATTAGCATTACATCTCCATCATATTCGAGAAGATCTATTGCACTTGATGTAGCTGTGCTTGTTACAGCAGCAGTAGCAACACCAGCAACAACAGTTAGTTTTTCTAGGTTCTGTTGTATAACAGACATTTTAAGATTCCTCCTGTTTAGAAATGAACTCTTCTAATTTTGCAATTAGATCAGTTTTATTTTTTCTTCTATCGAGTTCTATTCCAAGCTTGCGACCATAAGTTTCAATTTGTGATTTTGTCATTTGAGAAAAATCAACTTCGTCACTATCGGTAGGCTTTGACTCGATAACTGGTTCTGTACTGGCAATAGGAGCTTCACAAACCTCAACAGCTAATTCAGCTTTCTCTACTGCTATCAAATAACTACCAGTTTGCTCTTCAACATCAACGATAGTGCCGACACTCGTAGGAGTGCCAGCTATCATTGTTGCTCTTAGCAATTTAACCTTCATATTATGTTCCGAAGGAGAACGCAGTTGGTTGCTTAACAGCAAAGTCAACATCCTGTAATGCAATGATTCTTACACTACCGCTTGTTGCGTTTGCATATGGATCTACTGTTAGATCTAAACCAGACCACATACCAATTACAAACTGTGAGAAGTCTCCGAAGAGTACATCGTTGTTTGCAAGCTGGTTAGAAACAATAGCTGGATAGCCGTTAATTTCATTGTTCTCAAACACAAACTGTCCTGTGTTTGTAGCCTTTTCTGTTGACTTCAAAGCACCTCTAGCAGAAGCGTTGATTAAGTAGTACATATTAGCCACATCAGCGTTTGCTGCTGCAACGTCTGTCTCAAGTGCTATGTACTCAGCGAATGTACCGAATGTAGTAATTGTTGATGTACCTACACCAGTTGTATCTTTGATACCTAATGGCTCGTTTGAACTACCAGATCCATAGATAGCTGCGTTATCTAACTTAGTAGCGATGACCTTCGCAATGTCATCTCTAATCATTGTTTCAACGTCTATAGATGACTGAAGTAGCAATCTTCTTGAGTAGTCAACAAAAGCACCGATTGTTTTTGGTGTCATGTTCACTTGATCGAAAGCTTGCTGACTTTCTGTTGGTGCGCCTGACTCGCCCACGAAGTAAGCAGTCGATGTAGATGTCATTCTTGGGATAGACACGTTACCAGACAATCCTGTAAGCATTGTTGGGTTTGTTGCCATCACAGCCATTCTTTTTCTAAGAATGTCAATGAATGAGCCTGCCAATAATTCTGTTGGAACTAAGTTACCACCAGCAGTTGCAGTACCTACGTTCAAGTCTCTTTGTAAAACTTCGTTAGGAACTAAAATTCCATTTGCAGGCTTCTCATACTTCTTAGAAGCTGCGTCAGATACCTCTCTCTCAAAAGCTGCTGCTTCTTGAGCTTGGCGATCTGTTGGATTTGCTAGTGCGTTTAATGCTCTTAAAAAAGAGAATCGCTTAATTTCTTTTTGGTCTAAGCCAACTTCATTAGTACTCATGTCAGTAGAACGTATTGGGGTATTAACTGCCTCTGCCTTGTTTTTAACAAGATCGAGGATAGCTGCTTTAGCTTCTGCTGGTGACTTATTAGACTTAATAAGTGAGTCAGTAAGCTCTTCTGCTCCATACTTTCCAAACTCACGACATAATGAAGTGATTGCTGCTGTACGAGCATTGTTTTCATCAATAGCACGTTGAACTTCGGCTTTGATGTCGATCTCAACGGATTTCTCCGCTTCAACCGCAGTTTCTTTAGTTGATTCTTCCATAGTGCGAACCGAGGGTGATGCGGATTCTTCCGCAGAAATAATCTCCTGTTGAGGTGATTTATCTTCCATAGTAATACTATTGCCTTGTGAGGGTGAGATCAAGCTTCTGCCGAAGCCGATTGTTGGATCAGCCGGAACTGTCACAACCGACAATTCGTGAACTGACCATGATCTTGCAAGCATACCATCTGCTGTCTCATCCATCTCATTTATAGAATATCCAAAACTTATACCTCGTAAGATTCCATCTTTTACATCATCTAAGATTTCAGATGCAAACTTACTTCTTGAGAAACGGATCTTGGCATAGCCTCTTTTGTCTTCTCCAATATATGCACTTTCAACCACACCTATAGGCTTGTCCATATTGTGATTAAAGAGAACAGCACCGCCATCATTCAGCCTGCTAAGATCAGCAGCACCATCTTCATGGCTTAATACTTCGTTACCAAAATATCTTTTTACTGGATATTCAGAACTAAAAGGAAACTCAAATGTGCGTGATTTCACATTTTTAAAGTCCGTAACCTCCTTACGTTCAAATTTATCTCCAGCATCAACACTTCTAATCGCTGCAATTTTTGTAAGTGTCGAAAATTTATGGCCGACCTTTCTATCGGTAGCCTCCCCATTTCTATACAAAGTTATAAGTGCAGCAGGGTCTTCTGCTGTTCCAGTAATAGTAAAGGAACTATCAGGTACATCTATTGATCCATCTCTTACGATACGATCAATTTTTCCTCTAGCTGTACCACCGCTAGAGTTCCATCTAACAAAATCACCTACCTTTAGCCCATCGGGTTCGGCTCTGTGTTCTGTTTTAGTTTCTTCAGTCATAGTGCGTTCTCTTGCTTTTTTGATTGAATTAGACTTTGACCTAGCCCAAGTTTGACCAGCATCACCGCCCCAAGCAGCCCAAGCTACTCTACCATTACTAGGATAGCCATCTTCACCGGGTCGGAAACCCTTTCCCGATTTATCTGACTCATGGCGGGCGAACCATGCGTTCATTGTAATCACTGTGTCTGGTGATAGTTCGTTTCCGCTTAATATTTGTGTTGCTCTTGTTCTTGCATCATCTGTACCGCCACCTTCTCCTTCTTTTTTCCAAGCTCTATATCTTTCTGCTTCTTTCCTCATGCCGTCAGTAGGCATCAGGTTTATGTCCGTTCCATTAACATTCGCCATAGCTAGTCAGTTTTCTTTTTGCGTGTTTTTTTAGCTCTAGTAGGTGGAGGAGTGGGAGGTGCTTCCTGTCCTATTTCTACCTCTAAATCTAAATCTTTATCTAATGTAACTCCTAACCCTTGTGCGACATCCTGTTCTCTTGCAATCTCAGAAACAATATCGTCATAATCACCGCCATTTGTCTGTGCTATAACTTGTGATTTAGTCATATAACCAGCTTGTTCTGCTTCTCTATAAGCTTTTATTTCTTTTAGAGGATCAACATAGTGTTGTGCTGGTGGTGTCCATCTTGGTTTGCAATATCTCATAGAGTTTGCAGAATAATCAGGAAAATCTAACTCACCTGTTAATACTGCAAGTTCTATCCACATTTTAAAAACTCTAAGATGAAAGTTCTTAATCATGTACTTTTGACAGAAGCTCCAATGCTGTCTGTCTTCTAACAAGCTAAGTCTTGAACTCGAATAATTAGTTTCTGAGAAGTCTTTACTAATAGTCTCAAAACTACAACCTATACCAGTTGCAAAACGTCTAATCTTGTTTTTGACAAACATCTCATACTGCTGTGAGGGATAGTCAATATCAGGAACATTTACTGATTCATTAGGCATTAGATACCTAAATGTACCCGGCTCAAAGTTTTGTATTCTCTGTGCATTTTGTACATCATCACCAATTAATTCACCCTGATCGTTTTGTATAAATCCCATAATACTTGCACCAGCCCTAGCTCGTATAACAGCAGCTTCTTCATAGCCCTGTAATTGGTGCATATCGTTCATCACGCTATGAAACCAAGGTACACCTCTGTTCTGGCCGGGTCTTTCTGGCATGAACAGATGAATAATCTCAGAAGCATTTATAAAAATATGTAATGACTGTTTATTTGCATAATCCAAGTAATAAGCATCACCCGGATGTTTCTTTAAGATCGCATATCTCTGTGGCCTTCCCCATTCATCAACCTCTACACCATTTCTCCACTCATTCCCTTTGGTGAGTGTCTTGCCGTCATATTCTTCATCTAACAAATCACTTTCAATTAGTTGCAATGCAAGAGGCACTTTGGAATCGCCAAACTGTTGTTTAACAACTCTAAATATTGCTTCTCCTGATTCACACAATGCACCAGCAGCTAACCATTCAAATTCGTGGAAACTATATTTTCCAGCACAATCACAACTATCAGCACTTGTCCATTCTGACCATTTTTCTTCTATTAGGTTGTTAAATCTTTGATC